AAAAGTTTCTTAAATACATTAAGGGAGATACGCGGGCACTAGACGTTGCTAACAATGGCGCTATTATACCTACTGATATTGCTAATCGGATTATCACAAGAGTAAAAGAACTTTCGCCCATTTACCAACGCGCAACCGTGTTTAATGTAGGCGGAGACCTTGTCTTTCCTGCTTTCGATACAAATAGCATTGTTACGGCCTACGTTGAAGATATGCAACAACTTACGGCCCAAAATGGAAACTTCACTAGCCGCAAGCTTCAAAACTTTATTGCAGGGTCATTAGTAACAATTTCCCGTTCTCTAATGAATCGCCAGGACTTTAATCTTGTTCAGTTCATCGTGAACGCTATGAGCCAATCTATGAGTACATTTATCGAAAAAGAATTACTTGTAGGCGCAGGCGTTACGGCCGCAACAGGTATTTTCACTGATGGAAACGTTACCAATGTAGCCCCGGCAGGCGCAACGATTGTAGCTGATGATCTAATTTCGGCCCAAATGTCAATTCCTGATCAATTCCAAGGAAACGCATGTTGGATTATGTCTAAGCCGATGTTTGCGGGATTCCGCAAATTAAAAGACGCAAACGGTATTTATATGCTTAATCCTGATATTCGTACAGGTTTCGGTTATACGCTATTAGGCAAGCCGGTATTCTTATCCGACAATGCGCCTACTAACGCACTAGCATACGGCGATATGAGTGGTTTATATGTTAAATTAGCCCAAAATGTGGAAATTTCTATACTAAATGAACTATATGCAACGCAACATGCTACAGGTATTTGTGCCTATACGGAATTCGATAGCCGCGTAATCGAGGATCAAAAACTTATGATCATGGAAGTTCCGGCTGTATAAGGGCTAATTAAGCCGAAATAGGTAAAAAATAAAAGTATGAAGTCGAGATTTGAAAGGAGGGAGAAATATGGGATTAGTTCAAGCTAAAATGTCTTTTTATCATGATTCAGTCGGTTCTCGCGCACACAACGAGATTTTTGAAATTCAGAATGAACAAGTTTGCGCCGAATTAGAACAAATGGGCTATGTGACTAAAGTTAGCCAAGAGCAAGAGCAAGCACACCAAGAGTTCAAAACGAAACAGCAAGAAGTAGGCCAAAAGAACGCGCAAGCAAATGAGGCCGTTTCTTTAGCTAATCATGAGCACAATCTGTATGCGAACCAACATACAGAAAACATAAAGCAATTCCGCGCGTCACGTTCACAAGGTACAGGACAAACGCAAACACAAACACAGGCCGAAAATGCGCCTAAAGCAGTAAGAAAGTCTGATAAATAATGAAAATTTCTGATATTAGTCTTATCGACGTTAAAAATTACCTGCATGTTTATCATGACGAAGATGACAAATTAATTACCGCGATTTTGCAAGCTGCTAAAAGTTTCGTCCGAAATTATACAGGTCTTTCGGGTGAAAAACTTAATATCTCGGACGATCTTTCCGTGGCTGTTTTTATCCTTTCGGCCGAACTGTACGACAATCGAGTTTACACAGTCGATAATACGGACGTAAATCCGGTCATACAAACAATTTTAGATATGCATTCGGTCAATCTGCTTTAGGAGGGTGTAATAATGGCAAGGATTAATCCAGGCAAATACAGACACCTCGTAACCTTCCAGAGATTATCGGGCGTATCAAATGAATACGGCGAAACCAGTGTAAACCTTGATCAAAATTGGGAAGATGCTTTCACCGCAAGGGTTGGCATCTTTCCCATTTCCGGCCGAGAATTTCTGGCTTTAGAGGGCGATATGAAGCAAGGCGAAGTAAGTCATAGGATCGTCATGCGTTATCAAAAAGGGATCGAATCGAATATGAGGGTTAAATTCGGCTCTCGTAAATTTGATATAATCTCACCCCCGATTAACAATTACGAGCGAAACGAAGAATTATTAATGTTTGCCAAAGAACGCGATCCCCTGATGACAGGAGTGAATGAATTTGGCTGAAATAAGAGGCGCACTTAGCCTAAATATACGCGTTGAGGGTTTAAATGAGTTAGACGCGCAATTCGCCCGAATTGGAAAAATGCCAAAGAAACATTTAACTAGGGCGGCCCGGCTAGGAATGGCCGATCCACTAAGACAGGCGAAAGCTAATGCTCCAATAGGGAAAAATACTACAACGCGCGGAACACTTAAAAAATCGATTACAAAGAAAATGGAAACTCCTAATAAACGTAATAAAGGTGTTTATCGCTTAATATTTAGTCCGAAATATACCGATGTTTTTCTTAAAAAAGGCGGTAAAGGTAAATACGGCGGTAAAGATCCGGCTTATTATCCTCACTCAGTTGAGTACGGCTTTAAAAGAAAACACGGTCGTACACCGGGCAAATATTTTATGGCAAAAGCCATTTCACAACACCAACAAGCTTCATTACAAAAAGTTGTTGATAGTCTTAAAAAATCAATTGATGAATTGCTATAGGAAGTGGGCTTATGGATTTCGAAAAAGCTTTAGCTTATGAATTGCAAACGATTCCAGATTTACAAGGAAAGGTTTTTCCCCAAACGGCCGAAGAAAACATTAAGCCGCCTTTCGTTGTTTATGTATCTTCTGACGGTGAAAATATCATGACTTTATCCGGGCCAACCGAAATGACAGAATTGACATGCGAAATTCATGTCGTGGCCGAAACTTACGAGCAATTAAAATCACTTGTTCCGACAATTATAAATCGCACTAAAACTTTCTTTCAAAGAACTATTGGCCGAAATGGCCCATTAATTAAAAGCGTTAGTCACATCGAACCCGTGGAAGAAATCGATAATAACGCGAATTATTACCGCAGTTCATTTGATATTAGAGTTAGATACTAAGGGGGCTTTTTAAATGCCGATTGTAAGTATGGGGACGGTTCTCCGCAAAGGGCCGGACGCTTTAGCGAATTTAACTAGTATTGATGGTGTCGGTGTAAGTTCAGACACGATCGAAACGACGAATCTTTCAGTTGAAGGCGGTTACAGGACTTTCGTAACGAGCCTAAAGGACGCAGGGGAAGTTTCAATTTCCGGCCATTTTGATTTTGAAAGCCACAACGCACTTTTAGCCGATTTCGAGGACGGTTCGATCGATACATATACAATCGAATTCCCCGATAGAGGCACAACAACAGGCACGACTTGGACTTTTTCGGCTGTATGTTCTGCTTTTAGTACATCAGTGGAAATGGAAGATCTAATTTCTTTTGAGGCGACTTTAAAAGTATCCGGCAAACCTACATTAGCAGGCCCGGCTTAATATAAAGGAGTAAGGACAGCATGACAGAAGATAAAAACAATTTAGTAATTATTCATTTAGATCGGCCGAGATTCCTTAAATTCGGCCACAAGGCATTAAAACAGCTAGGCACTTTAACAGGCAAAAGTTTTGAAAAAATGAGCGAAAATGATTTTGATCTTGCGGATTTAGAAAAGATCATTTGGTGCGGCTTACAAGCTGACGCAAAAGAAAACGGCGAAGTTCTAAAAATAGACCAAATGGAAGATCTGCTTGATCAAGCTGAATCTTTCGGCCATATTGTAGACGCGATGAATAAAGCTTTTTCAACCGCTTTCCAAAGAACTGAAAAGGAAAAAAACTAATAAAGGATAGCGGTCAGAAACAAAGCGAGCCTCCCCCGTGGTCGTGGGAAAGCGCTTTAAAGACTGCTATCCTTGTTGGTCTTTCTATAGATACATTCGATGAAATCACGCCTTACGAATTAACTTTGCATTTAGAAGCCCATGCCGAGATTCTCGAAGCTAAAGCAAAAGAAAATCTCACGATGGTTTGGTTGGGCGAATATTATCACCGAACAAAAAAATTACCACAACTACAAAGCGAATTAAGAAAGATTTCGGCCGAAAAGTCAAAAGTTATGACAGATCAACAAATGCTAGAAACAGTAAAGCGTTTGAATGCACAATTCGGCGGTATCTTTAAAACGGATGGTGATTAAATGGCGCAAACTTTAAGAAATATGCTTGTGCGCGTGGGCGCTGATATTACCGGCCTCAAAAGTGGATTGAAAAACGCGCAAAGCCAAGTGAAGTTTTTCGGACGAAATGTTTCAGGCTCTATGAAAGAAATGAAAAGTTCAATGGCCGGTTTGGCCGGGGCTTTAGGCGGTGGCCTCCTTATTAAAGGAGGCATACAAGACGCTCAACGCTATGAGGCTCTTATGGCTACACTTGGCGAATCAATGGGAAATAGTCGAAAGGATTTCGAAAAATGGTCAGAAACCGTCGGCCAATCGATGGGTTATTCTCGGCTACAATCGGCCGATACCGCAAACCTTTTATCGCTTAACTTTAAAAAAATCGCAACATCACAACAAGATCTAGTCGATAAAACAACAAAAATGATGGAAACGGCGGCCATAATCTCGAATAAACGCGGTATGACAATGCAGGAAGTTTCTGACCGTATTCGTTCGGCTATGAATCAAGAAGCCGATGGCGCCGATGAACTGGGAGTAAATGTCAGAATTGCGGCCGTTCAGACTTCGAAAGCCTATCAAGAATTAGGTAATAATCAACCGTGGGACAAATTAAGCGAAAGTATGAGAAAGACAATTCTTTATCATCACATCTTACAACAAGTAAGTGAAAATCTCGGCTCAACTATGCAAGATACGACAGCCGCAAGAATGGCAATGTTTACGGCCTCTCTTACTGATGTAAGAATGGCGTTAGGTCAGGCTTTTCTGCCAATTATGTATACTGTATTACCTATTCTCACAAGGCTATCACAAGCACTATATAGGGCTTTACAATATGTAGCCGCGTTTATGCGTGCTTTATTCGGTGGCGGCTTTAAATATAAAGCGCCTGTTACAAAAGCTGATGTAGCCGCAACAGAAAGTCAGGCGAAAGCATTAGACGGAGTGGGTGGCGCGGCCGAAAAAGCCGGGAAAAAATCGGCCAAAGCTGCCAAAAAAACAAAAGAAGCTTGGTCAGGGACATTCGGATTTGATGAAGTACACACGGTTAAAGATCCAGAAGAACCGGCCGCAGGAGGCGCAGGAGGGGGCGCAGGAGGCGGCGGCGGTGGTGCAGGCGGTCTAGGTGATATGGAAATGCCCGAAATGCCTACAAACCCATTTGAGCCGTTTTCTGAGGGTATAGATAAATTAGCCCAAAAAATGAAAAAGTTCGCTGAACCACTAAAAAAAGCATGGGATATTTTTTCCGCTTATTTTAAAAACAGAATCGCAGTCATGGGCGCATGGTGGACAGAACACAAAGATCAAATTATACAGGCGTGGAACAACGTTGTAAGCTTTGTAATGCCTATATTAAGCTTTTTGGGTAGATTTATATGGGAATCAATAAAAGGCGTTGTAAGTGGCGTTATTCGGTTTTTTCAAGGAATCATCGAATTTTTTACAGGTGTCTTTACGGGTGACTGGCAATTAGCTTGGGAAGGACTTAAAAATATTTTTTACGGTGCATTTCAGGCCGTTTGGAACTTCTTTAACTTGTCGTTTATCGGAGGTTTGAGAAAAGGCTTAACGACATTTGTTGTCGATGGGCTGAAATCCGTAAAAGGATTCGCAGATGATTTTATTAAATTTGTTAAAGAATTGGGAACAAACACTAAAAAATTCATAACCGATTTTAAAGAGGCTTTTACAAATGCCTTGGCTTATGTTTTAGGGCTTATCGTTCGACAGTTTGTTAAAATAGCGCTTGTTCTGGATGATTTCGCTAGAAATTGTAAGACAGCCGCCGGAAATGCGTGGAAAGCTATAAAAGATGTATTTTGGGACGCGGTAGGATGGTTTTCTCGAACAATTATAACACCAATTGTTAATGAGTTCGAAAAAATCAAAAATGCTTTTTCCAGAGGAATAGGCGAAGGATTTAAATATATAGTGAATCGGGCGATAGATGGCTTTAACAGCGCGTTAGGGGTATTCAATCGGCTTAAAAATAAAACACCTTTAAAAGACGAAATACCCGATCTAAGAATACCGCGATTAGCACGCGGAGGAATCACAACCGGCCCAACGCTCGCCATGGTTGGGGATAATCCCGGCGGCCGAGAAGTTATTTCGCCTTTGGATCGACTTGAAGGAATGCTCACAAATTCCGTCATGCGTGCGATTGAATTAACAGGCGGCGGCGGTGGCAGTTCGGCCGATATTGTTCTAAATATCGACGGCAGACGCTTGGCCCGAATAGTAAAGCCTTTATTAGACGCTGAAAATAGACGAGTAGGAACAAACGTTCGCTTAAATCCTATTTAAAAGGGGTTTGTTTATGGCACTTATTAAAGTAGGTGGGACGGCTTTGCCCGATCCCACTGAATTACAAGTCGGAGTAATGGATATCAGTAAGGCCGAGCGAAATGCAAACGGCCTAATGATGATAGAACGTATCGCAACTAAGAAAAAACTTGAAATGAAATATTCCTTTGTTACAGATTCAGAATTAAAAACAATTTTACAAGCGCTATCGCCTGCTTTTTTTAATGTCGAATATATTGATCCGGTCGAAAACGGTTTAAGAACCGGCTCTTTTTATTGCGGCGATCGAAATGTCGGCTATGTTGATTATAGAAACGGAATCCCGCGCTATAAAGATTTAACTTTCAACTTGATCGAGAGGTGACAAAATGATTCCTGTTTCGACTGAATATGTACAAAATGTTTACGCTGATGTGCGACAATTTAAGGCGAGGGTTCGTGTACAATTCAATGAGCACGAAAGTAATTTAAAAGATAGCTTTACAGTCGATTTTGCCGATCATGTTCACCACATAAATACAGACCCGTGGATCGGTAATGTATATCGAATGTCCTATCGGACTTCAATGCCTTTTCATTGGAATGAATTTTCGACAGTCGTTGAGCCGAATGATCTAGCGTATGGAAGAATTAGTTATTGGGACGGCACTTTTCATTCAACTTCGGCCGAGAATGGTCAATATACCAATCATTTATGGAGTTTTGATATTATTCAAACTTTGACCGATAGATTAGGCGCGAACATTTGGGAAGGAAGAACAACTTTAGCCGAAAAAATAGATAAAGCAAAAAAGATGATAGATAAAATGGTGTTTATGTGGATCGGTTATACCAAAGGGCCGAACGGTTCGAGAACGGCTTATGTAGGAACACAACAAGGAAACTCGGTCAGTTTTAATTATTACGATGGGCCGACAAACGGGACACAATCTATTTACATTACTTTAGATGAATTAGGTAGTGGCAAAGGCAGTTACAAATTAGCTAACGGTATAGACGAAAACGGCCGAGCACATTTCTTTTTATGGCCTGATAAGTCTACATCGACGCAAATCACCGAGGTTTTTACGGATTATGTATCATTAGATATTTATGTGAAAAATATTATGGTTTTTGAAAGCGATAAAATTGT